GGGTTACGGAATCCCACAGCTTCGACATGGGAGGCAGCTGTTTGATGAGCATGACCGGCGTGCCGGGCGTGATCCCGCTGATCGGGATGCGGGCGATCGGGATCCACACCGTGCCGGAGGCCGAGTGGATGCTGCCCGACGGGACGGTCGGATCGGCGGCCGTTCCGGTGTTTGGCGTGCCTTTGAGCACGGCGATGGCAGCGGTCTCGATGTTCTGACCGTTCCGTGTGTATTTGAGGCAGACGAGGTCGTTGCGGTTCCGGCCGCTCACGCCGCTTTCGATGGTCGCGGTCTCGGCCTCGGTGACTCGCGCGTATCGTCCTTCGACCACGAGGTTGAGGACGGGGATCAGCGCGTGATTCGCATCCTGCATGGTCACCGTAGGGAAAGTGCCGTCGCTGCCCTGCAGCAGGTAGCTGCCGTTGCCTATGACCCCGGCCTGCATGGCGCCCATGTCGCCGCTGGTGATGTGCGGTGTGCCGCCCTTGCCTGTGATGAGTGTGGTGGTCATGTCAGTCCTTTCCCTCGGTAAGCCATGCCGTGTAGGCCGCGTCCTGCGTGGCGGCGAGTTTCTTGAATTCCTGCTGGCATGAGGTGCATGCCAGTGCCTCCTGCGTCACTCCGTCCGCGGTGGTGTGTTTGATCTGGTGCCAGTCGCTCGACGTGCGCGGATCTCCGTCGGTGAGGTATGCGCTGTCATGGCAGCGGTCGCATGTGTATTTGGTGATGTTCGTGGTTTTTGCCATGATGTTCCTTTCAGGCGAGTCTTTGCCAGACGTGTCCGCCGATGATGGTGTGGATTTCCTTCCATGTGCCGCCATGGTCGTTGGGGTCTCCGGCGACGCACCAGTAGAGCGAGCCGATTGGGTGTGCGGCGAGGAAGGATGCCGCTGTCGCGCTGGATTGTGCGGTGATGGTGCCGTCCGGGCCGATGATGATGGTCTTGCCATCAGGTTTGACGCCGCCGAGGGTGACGGTGGATGCCACTGGCAGCGTGTACTTGTTCGCGCCGGACTGGATGCCGTCGAGCTTCTTCTTGTCTGCGGCGGCGAGGAGCCCGTCCGCCGATGATGTGGCCTGTGCGACGGTGATGGCAGCCGTCTCGTCGGTGCGGGTCACTGTGACTGGAGCCGATGCAGTGATGTCCAAGACTCGCGCCCGCGCCGCGGCCAACGCGTTCTGCGCCGTGGTGGCGGCCGTGTCGGCTTTTACGCCGGCCTGTTTGGCGAGGTCTCTGGCGCCTCCGATTTCGGCCGCGGCGTCGCTTGCGGCCTTGTTGGCTTCGGTGGCGGTTTTGCGGACCGTTTCGAGGTCGGCGGCGGTCACATCGGCGCTGAACGTCCAGTTGGAGAGGGTGAGGCCGCTGCCGGCGTAGTAGGCGTGGCCGTCGCCTGAGCTTGAGCCGCCTCCGGTCTCCCCTGTCGTTTCCGTTGAGGCGGTGGTCGCCTCGTAGGTTACGGTCGGGATGCCGTCCGAGATCTTGACGATCTTCTTGGTGATTTCGGCGGTGACTTGCAGACCGGTGGTGTTGTCGCGGCCGGTCACGGTGTCGCCCACGTCGAGGTCGATGCCGTCGGTAACGTCCACGTCGATGCTGCCTGTATCTCGCAGCTCCTGGAGCTTTGTCTTGCCTTTGGTCTCGAGTTCGGCTGCGTCGGCGTTGCTGAGCTCGTACACGCTTGTGCGCTCATCCGCGCCTTTGATGGTCTGCGTGTGACTGAGCGCGCCTTTATGGTCGGCGTACCAGTGGACGACGATCCTGTCCTTGAGTTCGCCCTTGCCGAGGCAGATCAGGTGGTTGATCGGATGCGAGGCGAGGGTCGCGTCGAAGTCGATGAGGTCGGAGTCGATGAGGTAGCCGGCGGCCGTGATCGGCGGCGCGTCGACTGTCACGCCGTTCTGCGCTGCGGTGATGCGCAGCCGCAGTCCTGATGCGCGCAGCATCTTGAGCAGGCCGCTCCACGCGTCGCAGTACCGGTCGAACTGCCAGCGTGCGGTTTTGGACGTGCCTTCCGTGACGTTGAGGATGTCCTGCAGTCCGATACGGGAGATGACGGTGCGCAGGAGCGTGCCGATGGTGCCGCTCATGGTCAGGTAGTCCCTGCCCTTGTCCGGTTCGAGGATCTTCGAGGCGAGCAGGCCGTGCCAGTCGCGCCCGTGGTAGGTCAGCTCGCCCTCGCCGCCGGTGACGCTGGTCCGCACGTCGTCGACGATGCCGCCCCAGCCTGTCCCGTCGACCCACCACCGGCATCCGGGCTGCAGACGTGCCGGGCATCGGAGGTCGAAGTCGTTCTCCCCCGACCCGTATGCCAGGTCAAGCGTCCATGAGGCGTATGAGCCGGTCGGGATGCCGTTCGTGTCGGTGACGATCAGGTCCATGGAGGTTCGCTCCTCTCCTCGATTGCCGTCAGGTCGAATTCGAATCCGCCGGCCCAGCTGATGCTGCTTGTGCCGGGCGGCAGCGGTTCGAAGACGTAGATTCCGGATCCGCGTCCGGTGCCTCGCACTGCCTTGGCGAAGAGGTTCGTGCGCAGGCCGGTGTCCGAGATCATCGTGACGGTTCTGCTATCGGAGGCCGCGTCAATCTCGAGGCGGCTTCCGGCCGGTATGGTCGCGTCGACCTCGTACCGGTTCGTGCCGATGATGATGTACGGGTTGACGCACGGGCCGAAGATCGTGAGCTTCACCGGCTGCGGCATGCCGGTCGCGTTGGTCACGGTGTCGAGGATGCTCATGCCGGCGTAGTCGTGCGGGTAGTCGTACGGGTAGTCGAGGTCGCCGCCGGTCTTGTCGGCTCGCGGGTCGTGGTGTTCGGTGGTCCCGCGCCGCCACACGCCGTCTGCAAGCACGATGGTCAGCTGCGTCTCGACCATCGTGGGCGTGATGGACTGCGGTTCGCTCTTCGCGATCCACGCCCTGGTCTCCCATTCGCCGTCGGCCACGAGGGTGCCTGGCGTGCCGGCGGCCATGTCGGCGTCGGCGAGGCGGCGCAGTAGGTCGAGCGTGGCGGTCGAGTCGTGGATCTTCACGGCGACGGTCTCCTCGCGCGCGCCGCGGGTGATGCCGGTCAGGCCGCGTGCGCCGATGCTGTAGTCCCAGACGCGGACGCGCAGTCCGGCGAGCGTTTCGCCGTACAGAGGCCCTTCGAAGCCGATTCGCTCACCTGTGGCCGCGCACACGTATTCAAGCGATTGCACTTCTCACCTTCCTTGCGAAGTCGCGGTCGCCGATCGTCGGCGTGTATCGGGCGATGATCGATCCGAGGTCGCTGTGCAGCGATTCGACCGCCGTGATGAGCTCCCTCAGATCGCCGTCGCCAGTATCGGTTCCGGTGCCGTTGGTGACGTTCAGCCGTCCGGTCTTCGACCAGTCCGCGCTGTCGAGGCTCATCGAGGAGACGAGCGAGTCCATGGACCGGTTGACCACGGCGGCCGAATCGTCGATGCCCAGGGCCATGCCCCGGCCGATCATCACGCCCACCTCGTTGCGGAACACGCGCGACGGCGAGTGGATACCGAGCGCCTTCTTGACGAAGTCAAGTGCGTTCTTCGCGGCGTTGACGGCCGCGTTAACGAGATCTCCAGCGGCGGAGGCGATGCCACTGGCAATGCCTCTGATGATGTTCAGGCCGACACTTCCCCAGTTGACACTAGTGAAGGCGTTCTTGATGCTCGAGATGATCGACGGGATCTTGCCGACGAGTTGCGGGATTGCTGACACGAGACCCGATGCCAGGGTGACGAGCAGTTTCACGCCTGTTGAAAGGATCTGCGGCAGATGGCCGGCGATGGTATTGGCGATGCTGGCGATGATCTGCGGCACATAGGCGATGAGCAGCGGAAGCGCCTGCGCGAGTCCCGTCACGAGGGTGACGAGCATCTGCACACCTGTTGAAAGGATCTGCGGCAGGTTGTTGCACAACCCGTCGATGAGTGTCGAGATGATCTGTGGCACCTGAGCGACGAGTTGGGGCATCGCGGACACGAGGCCGTTGACCAAGTTCAGGATCATCTGCACGCCCTGCCCCATGAGCTGCGGGAGACCGGTGGCGAGTGCGATGATGATGGCCGTGATGATCTGTGGGATGGCGGCGGCGAGTGTCGGGAGACTTGCGACGATGCCCTGCAGGAGTCCGTCGAGCAGTGTCAGTCCGGCGCTCATGAGCTGTGGCGCGGCGGCGATGAGGCTGGTCACGAGGCTGGTCACGAGGGTGACGGCCATTGGCATGAGTGTCGGCAGGTGCGAGGCGAGTCCCGTCACGATGGTGTCGATGAGGGACGCTCCGACCGAGACGAGCGACGGCAGCGCGGACGTGATGCCTTGGAGCACCATTTCGATGATGTAGGTGCCGGAGGAGACGAACTGCGGCAGGCTGGACTGGATCCACGTTTCGGCTTTGGAGAGGATGCCTGGCAGAGATGCGAACGCGGAGTTGATGACCAGCGACAGTTGTCCGCCCATCTGACTGTCTATCATGCCTATGCCGGCCACGAGTGCGGCGGCGAGCGCTCCGATGCCGAGGAATTTGATGAAGTTTCCCGGTGCGAAGAATCTGGTGACGAGGCCGCCGATGGTGTTGAGGCCGTTTTGCAGTCCTGTTCCGGCTTTGTTGACGGCGTTTTGGAGTGGTCCGCCGATGGCGTCGCCGAGTCCGCCGAAGATGTTGCCGAACGCGGTTTTGAATGGTACGGCGAGACTGGAGAGCTTGCCGGTGATGGTGCTTGTCTTCGCGCTGATCTTCGCCAATACCGTGGCGAACGGGTCGCCGTCGAGCGTCATCGCTTCACGAACGCTCTTGTTGAACAGTGGGCGCGTTTTGCTTCCAATGGCGATGACGGCCTTGCCGAGCGGGGACGTATTAATTCCCCCTGCCGCGGTGGCGAGTCCTTTGGTGATGGCGCCACCTAGCTGTCCGGCCTTGCCTCTGAGGGTGGATCCGAAGGAGGAGAGGCCGTTCTGCATGCCGTTCAGTCCGGCGTACAGGCCGCTGTTCTCCCATCGGAACGTGAGGCTTGACATGCCTGGCGTGAGTTTTCTTCGGATTGCTTTGAACATGTCGTCAGTGGCGGATGCGAATTGGCTTCCGCCTGTCTTGACACGGTTGATCGCATTAGCGAACGGGTCGCCGTCGATGGTCATCGCATCACGCAGCGCAGGGGTCAGATAGGCTTTGAATGTGTCGACCTTGGATTTGACCGCGTCGAACGCCCCGCTGACCTCGGAGCTGCTTTTCTTGAGACCACTGACGAGATCGGAAAGACCTTTATCGCCGGTTTTACCGAGTTGGTCGAGCAGTCCGATGATCTTGTCCGCATTTCCTCCGGCTCCGCTCAGCAATGCGAGGCCGCCTGCGAGGGTCGCCACCTTTCCGGCGAGGTCGCCGATTGTAATGCTGCCGTTCTGCAGACCCGAGGAGAGTTGTCCGATGAGGCCGATGACCTTGTCGAACGCGGGTTCAAGACCGTTGGCGAACGTGCCGACGAGTGGTTTCGCCTGGTTGGTGAACGCGTCCACCGCGGGTATCAGCGCAACGAACGTCTTCCGGAGATCCTCCATGATCGGCGTGGCGGCGGATTCGCCAAGTCGGCTCAACGCGGCTTTCACGTTGGCCAGGGCGCCGGTGAATGTGGTGCCTGCGGATAGTGCGGCGCCGCCTAGGCCTTCCTGCATGGCGTCGGCGAAGGTTTGGAAGTCGATCTTGCCGTCCGAGACCATGTCGGACACTTCGGCGCTGGTCTTGTTCAGGTGCTTGCCGAGCATCTGGAGGACCGGGATGCCGCTCGACATGAGCTGGAGCATGTCGTCGCCCTGGAGTTTGCCTCGAGCGGCGACCGATCCGAAGATCGTGCCGATGTCGGTCAGGCTACGGCCGCTGATCTGCGCAGTGTCGGCGACGGTCTTGAGCACCTGGGTGAGCTCGCCGCCCTCCTTGACGCCGGAGGCGGACAGGCTGGCCGCGACGGTGGCCGCGTCGCCCAGTCCGAACGCGGTGCCCTTGACGGAGGCGAGCGCGTCGTTCATGATCTCGGTGACGCTTGCGCTGTCGTGGCCGAGGCCTTTGAGCTTGGCTTGCGCGTTCTCGATGTTGAGGGCGCGGGTGAAGCCGCCCTTGGCCGCGAGGGCGGTGATGCCGCCTGCGATGGTGGCGATCGCGCCGGTGCCGACCTTGCCGATCTTGCCGAACGCTCCGCCGATCTTCGAGATGAGGGTGTTGGAGCCTTTCCTGGAGGCTTTGCTGACGGCATCGCCGATGTCGCCTTCGATGCTTTTGCCGAATCCTTTGCCGGATGGTTCGACGTGGACGTATGCGACGCCGATGTCCTGTGCTGCCATCGTGCTCCTTACTGTGTGTCGGGATTCCGATGGCGGTCGGGATCAGAGGTCGTCGTTGATGTGGAAGTAGGCTTTGAGCCGTTCCCTGTCCTCGCGCTGCCGACGGGTGAGGCTGTGCGTCGGGGTCGGCTGGCGGAGGGGATCGTGCCCGTGGTCGAACCATGGGCGCTTCTTCCGTTCCGGCGCGGTCAGCCACATGGCCTGTTCGGCTCCGTCGGGCACGTAGACGGCGTTCTGCGCCGCCATCCACGAGTGGCTCGTGTGGTCCTTGAGGATCTCGCGGGTCAATGCCCATGCGAGTCCCCAGTCGGTTCGCGGGCGGGCTCCCGCGATCCATTCCTGGAAGCGTACGGGCCTGTAGACCTGCCCGTACGCGCGGATCCAGTCGTAGGCTAACGCCGCGCGGTGGTTGTTCCAGAGGTGGGCGAGGTAAACGCTTTTGGGTCCAGTCCGGATTCGTCGGCCCATGCCTTCACCGTGGCGATGAGGTAGGCGATCGGACGTTCCGTCTTGCGTAGCACGTTCCAGAAGTTCGGCTTCATCGCCTGGAAGTACGCGAGGAACGCGGCCATGCACGCGCTGGTCTCCTCGTCGGAGAGCGTCGGCCTGCTCTTGACCAGGAGGATGGCCTGCACGAGTTCGATGGGCAGTTCCGCGTTGTTGAGGTTCGGCAGGTCGAGTTTCGCTCCGGCGACCTCGAGGTGCACGTCGGGCTTGAGCTCCTCCGCGTCGGTCAGGTCCACGTCCACGACATGGTAGGTGTTGTCGCTCATTTCGTCTCCGTTTCATGGTTATCGGCGGTTATGGGTAATGGTCCCGCGCGGTCGACCGCCATCGGCCGCACGGGAAGAATCAATGGGCTACTTGGCGTCTTCGGTGACAAGGCCCCACGCGTGGAACTGCTCGCCCTTGTCTCCCTTGAGCATCTTGAACGTCATGCTGAAGTTCATGATCTCGCTGGACTTCAGGCTCACGTCGTCACGGTCGGACACCTTCGCGTTGGTGCCGTACAGGAGGAACGGACGGTCCTGCTGGTCGAGCGCGACCAGCACGAGGATCCACTCCTTCTTCAGGCCGGCGCCCTTGATGCTGATGCCGCCGTCCGAATCGACGTCCACGTCGAAGTAGGCGGACACGACATCCTTGCGGCCTTCCATGGCGGCCAGTTGGAGGGTCCAGTAGCCCGGATCCGTGTCGGATAGGACGATGTCGCCGTTGTGGGCCTTGTAGTCGGTGCTGTCGCCCGGCTCCGGATGCAGGACGGCGCCGTCCTCCGTGGAGTAGCCGATCGGCTTCTTGCTTGCCGGTGGCGTCCAGTTCACGCCGGTCGGAGCCACGAACGTGCTGTCGCCCTTGGGGAACAGGAACAGCGCGTAGTTTTTGATCAGTCGCACGTTGCCGGAATTGTTGCCGTTGGACACGTACCCGTAGTCGGTCGCTCCCTGTGCGGCCTGCGTGCTGGTTTCGGATGCCGCCTGTTCGACGGCCGTGTTCTTACTATTGTCAGACATTCGTCTGCCTTTCGTTCTTCGCGTGTGGCGGCACGTCTTTTTTTGTTGTGTTTCAGTTGACGGTGACCTCGAGCAGGAGCACTCCGTCCGCGCACACCAGCCTCTTGTCCTCGTCAGTCATGCGTACCGGCCCGGATCCGAGTGACGCGCTGATGAGCGGCGCGACGTTTCCGAGCCCGATGATCTCCCTCGCGATGTCGGCCCACAGGCGTGCGGCCTTGTCCCAGTCGCCCGTATGGTCCTCTCTCATGCAGCGCACGCTCAGCCGCAGCCGCACGTACTGCGAGATTGGGGTGCTCATGCCTTGCATGGAGTCGGCCAATGTGGCTTCGGTGAAGGGCGGTTCGAGGTCGTTGCGTTCGATGGTGTCGAACGTCACGTCGGGGAATAGCTCCCTGAGTTTCGGCAGGAGCAGCGGCTCCGTGCGCCGCGGGGTGACGGGGATGCTCATACACGCATCCTTCCGAGCGTGTCCTCCAACGTGCCGTGCGCCTTCTCCACGGGTGCGGGGCAGAGGATGGCCACGCCATTGCGGTTCGCGCCGTTATGGTCGCGCACCATGCACCGACTGTCGGTGACGGCCTCGTGGGCCGCGTCGCGCATGCGGTCCCGCAGGGTCTCGTTTTTGAGGACCTGTTGGCTGAACGCCTTGCGGTTGAACACGAATCTGCATCGTTTGGCCATGGTTTATCCTTTTCGTTCTCCGACGGCGATGACGTCGCCGATGTGGCGTCCGTGGGTGTTGTTCCATACTTGCGGTTTTCCTTTGACGGGCAGAAGGACGCCTCTGACTTTGATCAGGTCGGCTGGTTGGATGCCTGTCGGTTGGCTGCCGCGGACGCAGATCGTGTATTCGATGGTCAGTGGATTGGCGTTCTCCTCGACCTGGTCGGTGGTGGAGGACGGGGCTACCACCGCCTGGAATGCGCCGACACGGACGGGCTTGCCTTGGATTGGATTGCCTTCCGTGTCGGTCGTTGGCTGGCCGCGCCACACTTCGATGGTTTCGGTCGATGGCGTCCTCATGTGTCGTCTCCTGTCATGGCGATGGTGAACATGCGGCCGCTTCCGGCGGCGGAGAGGTCGGCGAGTTCGCTGGATGTGAGGTACAGGTCTCCGTTCGGGTTGCTGTACGACCAGCTGTCGGCGAAGGGGCCGGTGGTCTGTGATCCCTGGCTGAGTCCTTCGGGGTTCGTCTCCTCGGCGACCATGGCGCGTTTGACCATGTTGCAGCAGATGTCCTTGCAGATGCCCGGCTCGGCCTCCTCCGCCTGCGCCCATGAGGGGCATTGCAGGCGGATCTTGCGGCTCGCCGCGGCGAGGAGGCGTTCGGCCTTGGTTTTGTCCGTGTCGTCGAGCGTCCGCCAGATCTCCTCGAGGTCGTCGGCGGCGGCGAAGGGGCCGGCCATGGTCATGCCTCCGTGACGAGCTGCTCGCCGGTGTCGATGTCGCGGGTGACGGTCACATGCGTGCCGTCCGGCCGGACCGCGTCGAATCGTTCGCTGCGGTGTCCGGCGGGAGGGAACGGGGCGGGCTCCTCCGGCTGCGGGTCCGGAGTGGTGGCGGGCTCCTCCGGCTGCGCCGGGGTGTCCCCGCCGATCTCCTCGGCCGGTTCCTGCGGGGTGACGTCGAGCTTCTTGTCAGCCATTGACGACCCCCTTCAGTCGTGCTGCGGCCTTGCCGGAGAACACGCCGAGTCCGCAGTAGAACTCGATGCGGGTGCGGTAGGCGGGCTTTTCCTGCAGCTGGCCGAGGTCATCGACCTGCACGCCGCCGTTGGTCAGGCCGGTGACGCCTTGGTCGCCCTCGCTCGAACCGAACTTGACGGCGTAGATGCTGGTGGTGGTGGAATTGGTGCCCTGCGTCTCGTTGTTGTCGAGGATCTCCGTGCCGGCGGTGGTCTGTCCGGCCTCGAGCAGCGGGATGCCGTTCCACTGCATGGCGCGCTTGCCTACGATGTCCTGCTGGAGGGTGGTGTCGTAGGAGATGTGGCGCATGGCGCTGCCGATCTTGCGGATGATGGCCGCGGAGGCGTAGATGGCGCCGTTGGTGGGGTTAATGCCTGGGACTGCGCCGAGCAGTTCGTCAAGCTTGTCGAAGAACCTGTGGATGTCGGCGTTGGAGTCGCCGAGAATCGGCATGCCGTTGGTGGCGGCGTCGATGACCTGCTTGCCGGTGAGGCGCTTCTTGAGGCCGTCGAAGCTCTTGGTGTCGACGGCCGTGTCGCCGTTGAAGAAGGTTTCCTGGTACTTGTAGCTGATCGCCTTGACCTTGAGCGTGGTCTGTTCGACGCGCTGGTCGTTGACGTTGCTGCGGGTCTGCTGGATGAACCTGTCGACGTCCGCGTCGCCGCCGAGGATGACGAGCTTCTCGCTCTTCTGGTTGAAGGTGCCGGTGGACTCGGTGTAGGACTCGTTGACGCCTCGGAAGGCAACGCCCGGAAGGGTGTCTTCCTCGTTGTAGGCGTAGGCGTTGCCGGCGATGTTCATGAGGGGGATGCGGTCGAGGATCGGGCTGACCTGCGTGAAGGTCTCGAGGACGCCCTTGGCGAGGGTGTCGGTGGAGAGCTTCGCGGCCTCGGTGAGGTTGAGTGCCATGGTTGTGTTCCTTTCTGATGGTTATTTGGCCGCGTAGGCTTGCGAGAGGAGCTGCAGCGGCGTCATGCTGCCAGTGGTTGCGGTGGCTGTTTTGTCGGCCGGTGGGGTGGGCAGTCCGAGGTTTGGCTTGAGGCTGTCCTTGAGCGCCTTCGCGTTTGCTTTGAGTTCGTCTCCGTCGCCTTTGAGCCGGTCGATGACGTCGCGGTCGAGGCCGGTGTCCTTGGCGATCTGGCCGATGAGGGCCTCGCGGTCGGCGGTGGCCTTGAGCGCGGCGATCTCATTCGTCAGCGATTCGATCTTCTTGTCGGCCGCTTCGAGCTTCGCTGCGTTGTCGCATTCTCCGGCGTCGTATTTGGCGGCTTTGGCCTTGTATTCGTCGTATCCGGCGTATCTGGCTTCGAGTTTCGCTTTTTCCTCTTCGACGCGGGCGGCGAGCGCGTGGCTGAACTCCTTGGCGTTGCCGGTCGTGGTGTTCTTCGCGTTGTCGCCTTCGCCGTGGGTGTTCTGGCCTGCGGGTGGTTCGCCTTCGCCTCCTTGCGGTTCTCCGCCTTCGATGAGGAGGAGGTGGCGCATGAGGTTGCGGCGGTGGCGGAGGATGAAGTGCATTGGTGCTCCTTTGGTTTTTGCGCACGGTTAGCGACGCGGCGTGCGGGGTCCGCGGTGAGTGGCTGGCGCAGGATTCGGACCTGCGTGGCGCGTGTGGCGCGGCCGATTTACAGTCGGCTCCGTTCGGCCTCTTCGGTAGCCAGCCTTGGCTGTGTTATGATTGATGCTGATAAAGGTCTCATTGACACCATTTGGTGACATTGAGGCCTTTATCGTGCTCTGGTGAGTTTTCCGTCGTGGCGGATGATGTAGACTTTTCCGCCGCGGAAGGCCAGGCATCTTCTGATGCAGGCGATGAGGTCTTCATCTGACATTCCGTCGTTTTCGCTGTTGTCCATGACGACCGTTTTGGCGTCCGGTTTCTTCGATGTCGATTTCAGATGAGAGTTGATGGTGTTTGTCGATGATGTGTTTTTCAGCGTCTTGATCTCGATGCCGTTTTCGAGGTCCGCATATCCTATGTCGTGCGTACCTTTGCCGTTTTCGTTGGGGACCTTCTTAACGTCGATCTTGAAGGTTGCCTTTACTCCGTTGTCGGCGAGGCGCTGCGCCGTTCGTATTTCGTGCGGGCGGATGTCTGATATTTTCCTCTGGAGTTCCGGCGGGTTGTAACCGACCGGTGGCGGCGTGCCGGTGTTGAGCCATGTGCGGTCGCGCCATCGCATTTCGGCGAGTTCGAGGTCGCGTTTCCATTTCTTGTATTCGGGGGCTTTGGCCTTCTCCTTGTCGGAGAGGGTCGAGAGGTAGTCCTTGTACTTGTCCTGGGTGGTGAGGCTGGATATGGTGTCGGCGCATGACTTGTATTGCCTGTAGAGCGCGTCCGGATCATAGCCGGCGATGTGCCGCTCTCCCCATGACGGGACGACGTTGCAGTCGCATCGGCCGTTGTGGAAGCCGCCGCCGAGGGTGGCGGTCTCGCGTGTCAGGTATACGAAGCCGCGGGATGCGAGCATGACGCAGAACTCGCACGTCTCCCCCACCGGCACTCTGGCCCATCGCGGTTTCGATGGGTCTGATCCGATTTGGTCGAGCATGCCGATGCGGCTGCTTGTGGAGACGACGTGCCGCAGGTACGTCTTCCATTGGTCGAGGTCCGCGTGTTTCGGCCAGAAGTCGTCGATGCGCAGGCCGTATTTGTTGTGGACCTGGCCGTTGGCGTCGGGGATGACGTCTTCGTATCTGAGTCCCGGATAGTCGGTGTTGTTGGAGCCTCCGGCGAGTTTCCAGACCGCGCGGCCGGCATCCGGGAGTGGCTGGCGGTCGAAGTCCGGCAGGTCATTGCCGAGGTAGTTCGACCATTCGCTTCGGATCTGCTCGAAGTAGTCGGCGGCGGCCTGCGCGGCCTTGTCATTGTAGCTTTCCACTTCTTTGCAGGCGGCTTCCCATCGGCTTTCGTCGTCCGGATACCAGTGCTCGTCTCCCCATATCGAATCCAGGCTCCATCCCGATTCGAGTTTGAGGCGTTCGAGTCGTTGCAGGTAGGCGTCATGCAGTTGGTCGAGCCGTTTGTCCAGAGCTTCCTGCGTCTTCGGCAGCTGGCTGTCCGTTTGCATTGTCGGCTCCTTGCTGCTGCTGGGCGGCTATGGTCTGGTCGATGCGGTCGAGCGCCTGCTGTGCTCGTTTGGCGCGTTGCTCGCGCCGGAGGGTCTGGCGTTGCCGGTCGCTGAGGTCGAGCATGTCGTAGGTGACGTCGCTGTCGGCCGGCAGGATGTTGGCCCCGACGAGCTTCACGGCCGCATCCGCGGCCGCGGCGCGGCTCGGCGTTGCCGGGTTGCGCCATTGGCTGGACACCGCGGAGGCCTGGCCGTCGCCGGCGATGCGGGCGGCTGTGGCGATGATTCGTTCCCATGCTGGGCCGAAGCGTCGCTGGCAGCTTTCGGCGTTCAGGCAGAGTTCCTTGACGGCCTTGTCGATCGCCTCGGCCGAGCTTGGATTGTCGGTGAGCACGCCCATCGAGTCGGGCGGCAGACTGGTGGCTGCGGCGAACATCGAGGCGGTCTGGCGCAGCTGCGCGGCGTGCGGCTCGAAGCTCGCCTGGGTGAACGTGCCGACCTGCGGCAGGTTGCCCTGCTTGTCGCGCGGCAGCGCGAGCACCTGGTCGAGCATGATCTGCCATCGTGGCTTGAGGTTGCCGTCCTTGCCGCGGAACATGTCCTCGGTGACGCCCAGGAAGTATCGTGGCGGCACCGAATACAGCTCAGCCTGCACTTCGCTGCGCAGGAAGGTGCGCACGGCGCTGTCGGTCAGGCTCATGACGGTGCGGCTGATGCGCGATCGGCCGAACGGCCTTTTGCTGTCCGGCCGGTATGCGAGCAGTTCGACGGGCAGTCGGCCATGCCATGCGGTGCGCGCGTACACGTTCCACTGCCAGTCCCGCATCGCGCATCCGATGAGTTTGCCGGGGAGCATGAGGTAGCATGCGCGGATCTGGCGGCCGTAGGTCTCGTCCTCGTCGACGTCGTAGAGCAGGGCTTCGGTGAGGCCGTGGATGCGGCTGTCCCATGTGCCTGTGGCGACGTCGGCGGGGAACTCCTGTATGATCGCGGCTGGCTCTCCCCTGTCCGGCGTGCCTTGGAGCGCGGCGACGAAGCTGCAGGAGTGGACGAGGGCGTCGGTGTGCGCGTTTTCGGCGGTCTGGGCGAGGTCGTTGGCGTCGAGCAGGTCGCTGACCTGTTTGCTCAGGTCGCTGCCGTCCTGGGTGGTGATGCCGTCGAGCACGACGCGGTTGGCGAGTCCCTCGATTGCCTTTTCCGGCCATCCGACGACGATTTCCACGTCTTTGGCGATCGGTGGGAGGCTGTAGCCGAGGTCGTGGAGTTCGTTGCGGCCGTTGTAGTAGACGGTGCGGATGCGGTTGCGTGTGCGGTGGCGGATGATTTTCGCGGTGAGGCGGCGGAAGGCGTCGTCTTCGTCGGGCGTCAGGCCGGCGACTGTGGCCGGCAGCGGTTCGAGGAGTGTCATGGCAGTTCGATCATCCTTTGTTCTGGTTCGTCGCCCGGCCGTCGGGTGCTGGTGACGGCGCCGTGCAGGGCGAGGGTGGCGGCGACGAGCGGGCTGATGTCGACGTCGGAGCCGAGTTTGTTCCATCCGAACGCGCCTTCGACGCCGATCTTGCGGACGGTCGCGCCGGCCACGGCCTGGTCGAGCGGGCGCACGTCCGGCTTATGACGCAGTTCGTGGTATTGGAGCATGTCGAGGAGACGCCCGCATGCCTTGCCCATGTCGCTCGCGCTGGTGACGGTCACGTCGATGCCGGCGGCCTTGAGTGGGGGGATGAGCACCGTGGCCGGTGACTGGGCGTCGATGACGACGGCGGCGAGGTGCGGCCAGCGGCGGGCGAGGAAATCGACGGGCCATTTGGTGCCGTGTTTCCTGACGCCTTTGAGGGCAGCGATGTCGATGTACGCGGTGCCGTCCTCGTAGGCCTGGCATGCGCCGATGGTGATCCATCCGCGGTGCGGCGGCATGTCGATGGCCATGGCCGTCCATCCGCCGGATGCTCGTTCCGGTGTGGCGGCCTGTGCCCAGAGTTCCGGGTCGATGGCCGCGTGTTCGGTGTCCTGGTCCCAGATGCCGAGGGCCTCGCGCCGGAAGCTGTCCTCTCCGAGGTTCTTGAGCATGCGGAGCATGGCGTTGGCGGTCGTGCGGTGCGGGTAGCTCGGGTTGGCCTGGGCCCATGCGTCGGGGTCGGCGGTGTCGCAGTCGCGGTCGGCGCCGAACTCGATCCATGTGCTGTCCGGGTCGTGCGCGAGGCCGGCGGTGCGGCGGCTGGTGAACACTTCGCCGGGGTCGACCGGTCTGGGTGGCGTGCCCATGTGGATGATGAGCGGGTTTTTCGCGGCGTTGGCGGTCGGGATCATGTCCTCGAGGGCTTTTTCGGTGAGGATCTGCGCTTCGTCGAAGATGATGACGTCGACTGCGGCGAAGCCTCGGCCGAAGCCTTGTTCGCGGGCGCCGAAGAGGATGCGGCTGCCGTTGGCGAAGGCGATCTCCTCCTGGCCGTTGGTCTGGCGGATGGCTTTGCAGTGTCGTGATAGGCCAGGGCGTTTGACGAGCGCCTGCATCGATTTGAAGGTTTCGGCCGAGGTTCGTGTGCGGTGCGCGGTCCATATGACCTTGAGGTTTGGTGTGGTCAGGCACAGGATGACGATGATGGTGCCGACGGTGAAGGTCTTGCCTGTCTGTCGGCAGATGCTCATGCCGATGCCGCCGACCGAGCTGGCGTAGGTGCCGTCGGCGCGTTTGGCGAGCATGAGCGTGCCGATGCCCTCCTGCCATCGGTCGAACCGGATGCCGAGCCGGTCGGCGACGCGGCGGACGCGGCCGAAGCCGGTGGTGGCGATGCCGTCGGGGATGTTCAGGATTCGGGCGGCGTCAGATAGTTTCGGCGTCGAAGGGTTCGTCTTCGATGCCATCTGCCATCTCCTCCGGGTCGTCGAGTATCGGATCTGGTTCCTTCTCCCGGTCCATCTCGAGTAGTTCCTTGCCGACGGCGAGGAGCTGTTTGCTCAGACCGGCGACGGCGGTGGCCGGGCAGTGCGAGTCCTTGAGGTTGCGCATGAGCGCGGTGCGGCTGACCTCGAGCAGGTCGCGGTATGTGGCCGGCGCGGTCGGCTGCTGTGGCGACGGTTCGTTGGCTGGCGGCGTCGTGGGCGACGTTTGGTGTTGTGGTGAGTGTCTGTGTTTGCTGGCGAGCTTTCGGCAGTTGTCCGAGCAGTATTTTCGTTTGGCGCTGGCGTTTTTCGGCATTGCGTGGCCGCATTGCGCGCAGGTCCGAACCGGCATGGCGCCTCCTTTGCCGTCGATGGTGTCGCCGGCGACGATTATTTTTCGCGGGGAGAGAGATAGGCGCTGCACACGAGGTCGCCTCCGAAACAACGACGGGGGTATCCTCCCGTGGGCTTCACCAGTCGGCGGCCTCGAAGTCGCGCGGCTTCGATACGGCTGCGGGCTTGCCGCCGGCGAGTCTTCGTTTCACTTCGGCGCGCGCCCATTCGAGCGTGTGCGTGCCCTTGACCGCGTTGCACCAGCGGTGCGCCGGCCCGCTGTTCGCACGGCAGACGCGGCCGCCGTTGGCTATGGCCACGGTCTCGTCCACAACGAAGCTCCATGGATCCGGCGGCCGCAGACTGTAGTCGATTGGCCTGCCGCAGATGTAGCAGTCGGCGCGGCGTGCGCGATAGTATGCCTGCACCTCCCGCCGGCGGTGGCCGTTATGGTAGCGCGGATTGCTCATGGCATCAGCCACAGGGCGATGAGACAGGCGGCGAATACCACGCATGAGCCGATGATGGCGATAAGCATGTCCATGCCGCCTCCCTTTTGCGGTGCCCCCACTCGGACTCGAACCGAGGACCCATGGTTTAAAAGACCGCTGCTCTGCCAACTGAGCTACAGGGGCTGGGTGGTAAAAGAAAAGCACCAGCCCCTTCGGGCATGGTGCAAGTTCTTTTACAGAATACATGGACTCAGCCGGATGCGCAACTATGCGCGATTACGCACCTCGATGAGCTCGGCCTGGTTGAACTCCCACACGCCATGCCCCAATCGACGCGCCTTCGAAAGCCTGCCGCGCGCCAACCAGTTCGACACCTGCTTGCGCGTGGTACGCAGGCCGGCCCGATCGGTCAGCCAGTCCGCCGCCTCCGCAGGCGAGCACGTCATGACGGCCCGGCCCGCGGCATCCACACGGCCGGACACCAGCATATCCAGATCGAGGCGCTCGCCGCAGGCGGGACACCAGCCATCCCGCATACCCTGCGGCACCGCCAACGACGCCGAACAATCCGGACACTGCACGACGGTCACACGACCATCCGACGGCGTGCACAACCTGTCGATACGCCGAAGCATCCCGTCCAGCCGATCGGCCAGCTCGCCCGCGGACGGAGAACACACCACACGCGACCACGACCTGCACACCGCCCGATACGCCGGCCGCCACCCCTCGACAGGCAACAGCATCCACTTCAAATCCACACAACCAGCCAACCGAAGCATCAAACGGGCCGCCTCCTCATACACCTCCAACCAATGCACACTCACCGGCAGACCAGGCTCACCACCACGCACACCACCACCGCGCTCGCCAATGTGCGCCTTGCGTTCGGCGAGCGCGCGGAGTTCGGGGATGGTTTTGGCGAGACTGGCGATTTGTCGTCGCATGTGTTTGGCGCAGGTTTTGCAGATGGTGGTTTGTGCTGGTTCGCCGCATTGTTGGCATTTGTTCATGAGTGATCCCGCTTCCGGCTAGAATGGTGGTTGGTTTCTTGGAGGTTCTGCCGGCTTGGCGGGGCCTCTCTTCTTTATGCGGTGGGTTCAAGATTGACGTGTTCGATCTTGGCTCTGCAGCGGAGCAGATTGGCGTATTCGTCCATGACGTCGAGCTGCCTGCTCAACAGGCTGATCGGACAGACGGGCTCGAAGTCAAGCGTGCCATCCGCATACCGCTGCAGCATGTCCCTGAGCCTGCCGGCACGAGCGGTCAACTCACGGTATTCGACGCGCATCCGCTCCCCGTAATCAGATCCGTCGGCGCTCGCGGGTTGCGCTTGGTCGGCGGTGGCGAGCACTTCGATGGCTTGACGCAGGTATCCGTCGTGGATCCAGTCGGCCGCATGCTCCCATTCGTCGTGGATGTGTTTCGGATCGTCCTTGCGGAGTGCAAATTTGAGCCCGAACAGGCGTTCGGCGACGGCTTCGGTGCGCGCGTCGATCGGCGGCAGTGGCGGTTCGAGTGTTTCTTCGCTCATTTTTCGTGTTTCCTTTCAGTTGGTAGTTCTTTTCGTCAAGGCGTATCTCATTTCCCGGCACATGTCGGCGAGCGCGTATTTGACTGTTATGTGGGTGATGTCCTGTCTTATAAGCGCGTTGTTGTTGAGGTAGCGTAGGGCGGCGTCTATTTCGATTTCGGTCGGTGGTTTGAGTCGTCCTGCGATGAAGCCCTGCACGTAGGCGTCAGAGGCGATCTGCGTGATGGTCTTGTCTGTGGAGACCGGGATGGATTCGCCTTGAAGGTATTTGGTTTCGAAGTCAAGCTGGCTTTCGCCGGTCATAACGTCCTCTTGTTTCTTCTTTTGGTTGCGGGTTGGTTTTCCGGATGCTGTGCCGGATGCGGTGTCTGGGTTTTCATTCGTCAGCCTCCGATTGGGACAGGCGCCACCGCTCGAAAAGACGGTAGGCATTCAGCGAAATGATTTTTACCGGATGGAATTTGAGACGCCACATGCAGTCGGCGCACACCTCTCCCGCCACCTTGGCTTGGTCGGCGTAGCACAGGCACACGCTATAGACGGGACTCGAGCACCACCGGCCGCACAAATCGCATGTGTGTATGTCCATCGTGACCAACTCGTCACGCTGCGGCAGGAACGGATTCTCCGCATCCCTTTCCTCCACGGCATCGGCGAGCGCCTTTGTGATCTCATCCTTGGCGGTGAGGTAGGCATGATACCGGGTCGATGAAATCTCGTAGAGCGGCCGGTTGCCGTCGCGGGATGCGGCGCGCATTGCCGCGAGTTCCTGGTCGGTGAGTTTGCCGAGCGTGCTGATGGCGATGTCTGCGCCCGTGTTGTTCATTGCTGCCTCTTTTCCTTGTCATGTTCCGCCACCCATCTGCACAGGGTGTTGATGGTGATTTCGACCACTTGGCGTTCCTCGTCGTCTTCCGGCGCGATGTATATGGCGCCGTCCTGGATTCTGATTTTCACCGTGGTTCCTTGTCGGCTCCGCTGACGTGGTCCCAGTCGCACGAGATTCCGGATACGCCGTGACTACCGGTGGTGATGACGCAGTCGACTCGTCGTGTCTCGGACAGCGTGACGATGCATTCCTTGATGCGTTCGTCGCTGGACTCTTCGGAGCATGTGGTGCCGGTGGCGGCGATGGCGTGGGCCGGGGTCGACGTCTTGGACGCATTGCCGCATCCTGCGAGCGCGGTGCAGAGGGTGAGGGTGATGGCGGTGAGTGTGGCGCAGATGGTGTTTCTCATTGGTTTCATTCCTTTCCGTAGATGGCGAGGCTTCTGATGCCGGCGCTCATGCTGTTGGAACATGTGTTCGGATCGTGGTCGATGATGTCTTTCCCGATGCCCTGGAAGCGGAGGCTGGCGGTGCCGTCCGGCCGGCGGATGAGTTCGAGCCGGCCGTCGATGACGACGTCGTCGTTGGTGCGGGCGATGCAGCGGCGGCCGATCAGGATGACCGGATCGGCCGACCGCCATTTATGCAGCGGGACGTTGACGCTCACCGCGGCTCCTCGCCTTCGTTTCCGCCTTGGGCGTCCTTTCCGGCCGCGTCGTAGCCTTCGTCGTACACGTCGTCGAGCAGCGTCTGGAACTCGGGAGAGGCGAAGAACGTGCTGATGGCGTCCTTGGCCACGCGCCTCCATGGCTCCTTGCCCTCCATGGGCATCTCGTTCCATGGACGTGGATGGCGGGCCCCGTTGCTATACCAGCGCAGGTAGATGGCCTCGGCCACCTTGTTCTGCGTCTCCAGACCGATCGGAATGGTCTCATGGTCTGCCATGATGGCTCCTTTCAGTATGTTTCCGGCGGTTCCGTGGTGGTGCGGTCCGCGATGATGTAGGCGGCGAGCGCGACGCATAGGGTGAGGATGATGAGCAGGACATGCAGGGCGAGCCATTGGATGGGGATCCAGTGGTGGAGGCCGTAGCCGATGATCGGCCGGATGATGGCGTGCGGCACGAGCAGCAGCGCGGTGAGGGCGAACAGCGTGGCGAACCAGTCGCCGACGCGGTTGGAGATGCGGTTGATGGTCTGTTTCATTCCGAGGTTCCTTTCATTGTTGGTACGGTTCATGGCCTGTTGGCCATCCAGCCGATCAGGATGGCGGCGCATAGGAAGATCACTGCTGCGATGTCCATCACCTTGCTGCTTTCGTGGCGACGTATCGGACCGGATGGGCGGAGAGGTGGCGGATGATGCGCGCGTATTGGCGGATGTCACGGTCGAGGCATGTGCCGGTGCGGTGGGCGCTAGCCACAGGCGTCTCCCCTTCCGGCCTCACATCCCATCCGGCGGCTTCGAGACTGTCGCGGATGGTGGCCATGTCGATGCGGTGGTGGTGCAGCGGGAGGTTCGGGCAGAGTCGGCCGATGAAGTCGAGGTCGAACTGCGGGTTGCTGCCGGCCGGATGGAGAGTGAACGACTGCGCGAGGCTGTCGACATATTCCTCGAGTCCGTTCGCCGTCGCCGCTTCCGTATATCCGGCATCGAATGCGTCCTCGAGCAGTCCGTTGGCGCAGTGCATGCGCCATGCCTTGAAGTTCTCATCGGTAATGGAGACATTTCGTCCCGCCAATCCGATGACGCGGTGGAAACCGCCGACGCACAGCACGCCTTTCATGTCGGTGCAACGCAGTTCCACCTCGAGGATCCTGTCATGGTCCGGGTCGAGCCCCGTGGTCTCCACATCCATCCACAGCAGCATGTCCGTTTTTTCAATACCTGTCATTTCTTCTCCCATCGATGTCAAGCCGGGCGATCTCGAGACCTGTCAGACGTGTGGCGGTCCCGTCCATGTTCAGCCGCATCCACCTGCCTTCCCAGTCGAACACTGGAACGTCACGAGGATCCGCGCCGAGCGGCACGATCAATCCCAGCCGCTCCGCCTCTGCCACATGCTGGTGGACCCAGCCGTGGCATCCTGTGTCACCGCTGCCACACAGCTCGACGATGTTGGCGGGACTGTGCCTCACATCCGGATCCGCCGCCCGCCGAAGTTGACGGTGATGGCCGGAGCGTCCAGGCCAGCATGACGGGTCATGGATGTTCGTCCCACACCGCAGACAATGCCAACCCTGCCGCTCCAAGGCGGCACGCTTCGAATCAGCAAACTCACTCACAACGCACCCCCTCCTGCATCAGACCGTCAACCAACACCAAACACGAAGTGCAATTGGCCCTCAACCCGGCCGCCATCGCCACGATGCCGTCATCCGCCCTGCCGCCGGCGAGCGCTCGCAGTTCGATTGTGCTGGCGGTCTGGGCGGTGTCGGTGAGGAGTTGGGTGAGTCTTTCGAGTTGTTTCCTGGTCATTGGTTGTTCTCCTCGTCTTCTTCGTTTTCGTCGGAGTCGGCTTCGGTGATGGCGGCGATGAGCTGGTCGAGGTGGCTGGTTTCGTCGTCGGTGGGCGTGTAGCCGAGGTCTTGGAGGATCTGGTAGTAGCCGGGGATGCGTCTGCTGATGTCGTTGACGGTGGTCCAGTCGGTCGGGTCGATGAACCATTCGATGCGTGCGGCGAGGATGGTCACGGCTTCCAGTGGCCAGTCGGCGGTCTGCAGGCTGATGCGCGCGGCCGTGGGGACGTCCTCGGCTGTGATGCCGCTGATCTTCTCGTATTCCTCGCGGCTGCCGCTGTGTTCGTTCCAGCTGGTGAGGGCGTCGACGAGACCGCCTGGGAAGGGGTCGATGATCTGCAGGAGTCCGAGCTTTGCCGCTGTTTCGATGAGCTTGGCGCGTTTGATGCCGTGGAGGTTGGCGTGGAGCCATGCCATGCGCTTGTCGGCGGATGTGGCGGCGTATTCCTCGAGCGCGTGCCTGCGGGCGTCGCGTTCGGCCTGTTCGGCGGCTCGTCGGGCTTCCTTCTCGGCGTCGGCGGTCTTGTCGCGGCGGGTCCAGAGGTAGACCTGCTGCGTGTGAATGGATACGGCTGCGGGGTTCTGTTCGCGGATCTTCTCGATGGCTTCTTCGGGGGTGCCGGCGGACGGGAACATGCAGCCGAGGTAGCGCCATTCCGGGTCGCCGTAGGGCTTTTCAGGGTCGCGGATGAAGTTGATGCCACTGTCGGGCTCCCCGAGGAGCACGGCGACCGATTCGACCCATTGCCGGTCGCGGTCGTCGCGTTCGATGCGGCGGAGGATGTAGTCGAAGTTCGAGGTCCCCGCGGCGTGCGCGAGGCGTTCCTGACGGTCCGGCTGGCCGTCGTATCGTGCGATGGCCATGAGTTGGCCGATGGTGAGCTGGCCGAAATCGTCGCGGGTCTTCCTGACGTCCGCCTTGATGCTCGCCGCTTTCGCTCTGTCACGCACATAGTCGGCGCTTCGGCCGAGCCTGTGCGCGACGGCGGCGGTGGTGGCCCCCAGGTCGAGCATGCCCTGAATGGCGTCAGCCTCCTCCAACACGGTGAGCTGTTCGCGCTGGCAGTTCTCGGTGACCATAGCCTCCAACTGCTGCAACGGGTCTAAGTCAAGCACGAAACACGGCACGGCTCCGGTGCCGGCCTGCTTGCATGCGGCGAGACGACGATGGCCGGCGATGACACGATAGCGCTCGCCGTTGGGTACGACGGAGAGCGGCGAGAGCAGGCCGTTGGCTTTGATGCTGGCCGCGAGGTCGGTCACGTCGCCGATCTGCTTTCGTGGATTGTCCGGGTGCGGGTCGATGAGGCTGGTGTTGATGAGCTTGATCTGATCGCTTTGGTAGTTGCTCATTGCTTCTCCTTGCTGGTTTCTTGGTTGTTGAGTTCGTCTGCGCATGCCTGGCATGCCTTCCACCATTCGCTTGGGTTGCCGTTGCGGAGGCTTCCGGTGTGGTCGTATTCGTCCTCGTGTGGATCCATGAGCTGGTGGACGTGTTCGCAGTTCCAGGTGTGCTTGTGGCGTGGTGTTGACGGGACTGGTTCGGGCGCCCAGGTCTTCCACTGGTCGCGGAGCCATGTGTTGAGTCTTGGGATGTGGCCGCTGCGGATTTGACCGTCGTTGACGGCGCGCTTGTAGCGGCGGAGCGCGGTCTGGAGTCGGGTCAGTTCGACGGGGTTTCCGGCGATGGCCGCGTACAGGGCTCTGGCTTCGACTTCGGTCTTGCGGCCTTTCGCGCCGACGGATCCGGGATAGGTTTCGGCGAAATGGTCGAAGCCGGATTCCGGCGTGGCGGGTTGCTTCGGTTTGCCGGCGGGAGGGGTCGGAGAGAGTATATCGGTATCGGTATCGGTTTTATGCCATGTTTTTGCTTGGCTGTCCCCTAGCAACTTGCTAGAAGGTTTGCTACCGTTTTGCTCTCCGTTTGCTTGGCTGTTTTCCGGCAAGTCGCCCGACGTTTGCTTGGCCTTTTGGTTGGCGGCCTTACGGCGGCCTCCCTTGCTTCCGGCTTTTCGGCGCGCCTCGCGTTGCTCTTCGGTCAGCACTCGTGGCTCCCTGCAGATGCCTTCGGCGTAGACGGGACGCCATCCGCCGTCGTGCTCCTCCATGAGTCCCGCATCGATGAGCTGCTGGAGCTGGCGCATGGTGCCTCCGGCGTCCTTGAGGTCGAGCTGGTCGAAGTGGCCGGGATACGCCGACGGGTCCTTCGATTGCATCGAGACGCCTTTGGAGTGGATGACGCAGAGTTTGACCCACAGGCCCACGGTGGCGAGCGGTAGGCGTCGGATGCGCCTGTCGTCGGCCATCTGGTCGTCGATGATGAACCACATTCTTCTTCTCCTTCCGTGGTTCGGGTTCCTTGGAGGCTTAGCCGATCTCGCCGGTGTCCGGGTCGATGGACGCCTCCACGTCGCCATCCTCCATGTCGAGGCTGCGGCGCAGGTCGTCGATGAGGATCATCTGCCGTGACGTGGCGGGCTTCGCGCACATGTTCTCCATGGCCAGGCCGGCGTCGAGGATGCGCTGAGCGAGGTCTGCGCAGTCGTACACGGCTTCGGTGATGGCGTGGATGCCGCCCCACTTGTCGATGTGCTCCTGCTTGTTTTTGGTGTCCATGACGTTGCGGCATGCCTTGAGCACGACGGCCGCGGCCTTGGTGACCTGCTGCGTCTTGCCGATGAGGTCGATGAGCGTGTCAGGTGTCGCTTCCTGCGGGATGAGCGCCTGTTGTTCGCTGGCTTTCATTGCTTCCTCCTTTAGAATTCCGGTTCCGGATCCGGTTTGCCGAAGTCCCCAAATGACGATTGGTCGGCCGCCGGCGCGCCCCACGGATCATCGGCCGGCGGCGCGGCGGGTTGCTGTGTCTGCGCCGACTGTTGCGGCCGTTGGCTCCAGCCACCGACGCCGGTGTTGACGGTCGGCTGCGGCGATGCGGGGTTGCCGTAGACGGGACCGCCCTGGCGGCTGATGCGGGCGACCTGCGCCGTCGCGTACCGCAGCGATGGCCCGATTTCGTCGACCTGCAGCTCCACGACGGTCCGATTGGTGCCGTCCTGCGCCTGATACGAGTGCTGTCGGAGTCTGCCCTGAGCGATGACCCGCATGCCCTTGGCCAATGACCGCACGCAATGCTGGGCGAGGTCGTTCCATGCCGAACAGCGGAGGAAGAGCGCGTCTCCGTCCTCGTACTGGCCGGTCTGCCGGTTGTACTGGCGTGGCGTGTTGGCGATGGTGAAGCTGGCGACCTGCGCGCCCTGGCCAGTGGTCCTCAGTTCCGGATCCGCGGTGAGGTTGCCGACGATGGTGATGACGGTCTCCCCTATGGCCATGTCACTCTCCCCTCACGTATCCGGCGGGCGCCGGGCCGAGCTGGCTGGGATCCTTGGCCTTCCACGCGCATTTCGCGCGCAGGCATCCGGCCTCGCGGTCGATGATGATGTCTCCGAAACGTGCCGGAGCGACCAGCGTGAGATTCCAGCTGCGGTCATGGTTGAGCGCGGTGACGGTCTCATACAATTCACTGATAAGTTCGGCCGCCGTCATGCCGATGCTGGTCGGCGTGAGCGGCCATTCGAACCACCGCTCGCCTTCCGGCCTGGCTGTCTTGCTTGGCATCGTGTGCCTCCTTTGGGATTGGATTGGATGTCGTGCCGGAGCGCGGAATCGAACCGCGCATCCATCCGCCGGCGTTATCGGAGCGCCGATCCATGGCGCCCGCATCCTGTCGCGGGCTCCGGCGGGGCGGACGGGAGGAGAAGAAGAAGATGACCCGTCCGGCCGGTTTTAGCGTCTTTTCCTTGACGGTTGGATGGCTCCCGCATGGACGCGCATGACGAACCACGTCCATGCCGCAATGTGTGCGGAGTCATCCAAGTCCTTCACTTCTGCTCCAGCCATCGCATGACGCGGGGATCCGAGCACAGGCGGCGCATGATGACGGCCGCCGGAATAAGCACTGCGACCGGCGCGGCGATGAGGTGTTCGATGGGATGCGTGCAGGCCGGTGTGCAATACAGCACCCACATGGCCAGCAACCACACCGCGAACAGCAGCTGGTGCAAGATGATGCGGGCAAGAGCTTTCATCGTTTTGCCTCTGCTTTAGAATCAGTGGAATGGACATCAATGTGGTCACCGGCGTCGTTGGCGCCATCACGGGATTGGTTGGCGGTGTCGCCGGATGTGTCGCCTTGTTCCAGGCGCGCCATGGCAACAAGCTCTCGGAGCAGGCGAACGGCTCGGCCGAGGAAGCCAACCGGATCGCCGTCGAATCGAAGCGTGCCGCCGAGCAGTCCAACCGCCTTGCAGGAAAGGCGAACGAGATAGCTGCAGACGCGAACTCGATCAGCCAGCGGGCGTTGTCCGTCACCGCCGACCAGACGGTCCACAAGTGGCGGGTCGAATACGATGGAGAAACCTCGACCGTCTTCCTTGTCAACGATTGCCCCGACATGGCACGAGACGTGTCCGTGTTCGTCCGTTACAAAGACCAGACCGTTGCGCAACGGCACGTCGACGAGGTTGCACCGTTCGGAGAGGTCGCGCTCGAAAGCGAGTTCTTCTCCAAGCAGATATTCGAAGACCAGGCCGGTATCGACCGTCTGAACTCCCAACCCGACATCGCGTTCATCGGATGTGGATCCTGTCGCGTGAAGGTCCACGTCGCTTACACTACGGAGCTCGGCGCCAGACGCAACGACGAAGTCGAGCAGTGCCTGACCAACAGCCAGAGGCATTGATTCCATCACAGCTCCTTGTTGATGGTGTCGATGACGATGTCCACGAGGTCGACCACGTCGAGGTCAACGCATCCGACGATGTGACCGAGCGAACGCCTTGCTTCGATTTCGCCCCACCCGTCGCCGCAGGCCGGACGGATGGCGTCGCCCTCGTCCTCAAATTCCCTGAATATCGCTTCGACACAGGCTTTGCGGATGTCGCTCATGCAATGCTCCTTGTGCAATTCGTCTCGCCTTCCCTGAGCCATTCGGCCACGAAAAGCCTCGCCACCTGTGTGGTGGTCATCATCTGCTGCAAGACCATCACGCGCCTCCTTTGCGTGTGTGATGCCGGGCGGCGTTAGGAGAACCGCCCGGCCCTCTCCTAAAATCGGTGTCATCCCGCATTTCCGACGTGCGGGCCGAACAGTTAGGAGAAGCATCAATGTCGAATGCAGCCGAATACCTACTGCAGTTTTTTGAGGTCGAGCAGCAGCCCGACGGATTCCGGAAGGACGTGCTGCCCGCATACACGGCCATGTGCAGCACCGAAAGAACACTTGATACGCTGATCGCCCGTGGCGTGAAACGTCTCGACATGGCGAAATCACAGATGCCCGGTATTTGGAAAGCCTTGTGGGAATCATTCTCCGACGATGCCATGGACGGACATCGTCGGAACTTCAGCACGTTGGCCGGTTCGACCAATAGGTTGGATGCCGCGGCGGTTCTGGCTTTGCAGACCATCGCCGACAGGTGGGTAGAGCTGGATGTGCGGATGGAGGACAAGGACAGGGAGAACATCTCCGGCTTCCTTTCTGAAATCGAGCAGTGCCTGAAAGAGGATGTGAGCATGCCGGCGGCGTTGAAGTCGTATGTGCTTAATCTCACGACCGAGGTTCGCCGATGCGTCAACGATTGGGAGAGCTGCGGCTCGTTCGAGCTCAATGACGCCATGCAGCGTCTGCTTGGAGCCTTGTACATCGCCGAATCGCACGCCAAGGACCAATCCCGCTGGCAGAAGATCAAGGAGAAATACATGGGTGGGATGTTCGCTGATTTCATCGTTCAGATTCCCGCTCTTGCTCTCGCGGCGGTTCCGTACATAGCCCAGATCGGCGCATGAGCAGGTAGTTCCTGTTCAGTTCCCGCAGCATCACCCATCTAGCGCCAATCTGCAATCCGTTGAGCAGAAGGGAGCAGCCAAGAAGAATCTGGAATTGATTCAGAGATTTGAGTCCACAGGCAAACGTCCAGATTCCGGATATCGCGCAGATGATGGACGCCACCACGCTAAGAGCGCTTGGCTTGGTTGTAACAATCATCACTCATCCCCCAACATCGTCATGAATTCCCTCGAGTCCACTTCCGCGACCGCGGGGAAGATTACGAACGCCTTCCCGTCGCCTAAGAACTCGGCTCTGATCGGGTCGTCCGTTATCCATTTGCCGGAATGCGCGAAGAGATAGTCACTGATACGCTTCGCTTTTTTCTGCGGAATGTTGTTGATTTCAAGGCACGCGCTCATCACGCACCCACCTCTTCCTCGTATTCGGCCGTGCACTGGTACAGGTGTTGCGCGAAATAGGCGATCATCTGCTCCTTCGGATACATGACGATCCGTCCTACCTTCACGAACTTCGGGCCGATGCCCGCGCTACGCCAGTACGCCAAGGTGCCTTCCTTGATGCCGCAGTTGTCCGCGATGTCCTTCGTTGTGTTCATCGGCTTCAACGCCGCCGCCAATGCGGCGAACACCCTGACTTTGTTTCCTTCGAATTCGAAAGGCTGGATTTCATTGTTCATTGGATTCTCCTTGGATTTTTGATTGCTCCTTCGCATATGCTTGTGATGTTCAATCCGAGCATGAAAGGAGGTGAAATGGATAAGAGCTTTCTTAAAATCGATGGTGTTGTGCTTCCGGGCGCTCCAGATTTCCTTGTCGAACAGTTCAACGAAATCGAGGAGATTCTGAAAGGAATGAAGCCCGGAGAACGCAAAAGCAGAACCTTCATTGCGAGAACCAACGATGACAAAGAGAACATAATCACCGTTTCTCTGCATTGCGGTACCACAATGAGCCTCGACATCATCGATGATGGTTCCGATGCTTATCAAGCGTGTGCTGAACGCTTGAAGAACTAAGGACCGTTCTCTTAAAATCTCTCGAACCATCTTCTGAATCGCCGTCCGCGAGAGAGAGTTCCAATTCCTCGCGGACGGCTTTACTTATCGCGCCAAGCATCGCCGGGTGCAGGCGTTCGAACTCCTCAACGGAAATCGGGTTCATGGATTCGTCCGGCGTCTCGGCCGGAATGTTGATGCTCATTTCGGATTCTCCTTAGAATCGTTTTCATTGGTGGTCATGCATTCCCATGACGCGTTTCTGTTACGTCGTTGGCTGTTGAGCCACAGATTGATGAAGATCGTGATGATGCTCACCACCACGCAGGCGATGGAGAACCAGGTCGCTATCGTTTCCATGTGAGAACACCTTCCTTTCGATTCATGCGTCGGCGAGCGCTTCAGCGTCTTTGATGATGTCGGAGAGCTTGCGTCCGGTGACTTGGCTGATGCGGGCAAGCTCGTCGAAGTTGAACGTCCCGCCATTGAGTTTGCGGTTGAGACTGTTGCGTGGAATGCCTGCCTTTATTCCGACCTCATCCTGCGTGAGCCCAGCGTGTTTTATGGCGCTCTTGAGGACATCACCAATTTGTCGAGATGTCACATTTTCAATTTGCTTCAAACTGAACCTCCAAAGTTTTATTTAAGACTTATTTGTGTCATATGAGACATAATAAAGAAATATTTGCCTTATGCAAAACTCGGCGTGTCTCATATGAGACAAAAAACGGGGAAAATGACGTAATCTAAACACATGGCAACAGGAAAGAAAATCCCGACTATCGAATCAAAGGCGCTGTCGATAGCGATCAAACGGGCAATGGCGACAAGAGAACTGAAAGTAAAGTCGCTCGCTGAGAAATCAGGCGTCCCCTACGGGACGTTACGGAGGATCCTCGAACTGAACACCGTTGCCGATTATGAGCAATTGCAACGCATTTCGACGGCGTTGCGAACACCTCTGGCGCAGATCATCGCCGATGCGGATGAACTCAGCAAAGACCCAGAAGTTGTAAGCGATTTTGAGACATCTCACGAAGATATCGACATCGACAGGTGGGCCGACCGCATCAAAATCGAAGATTCCATTAAAACCAGATAGGAAGGGAGAGCAATGGAATTTGAAGAGAGCCTTAACCAGGTCGCAGCAAAGGTACGCGACCTCAAAGAGGGTATCGAAACAGAGGAAGCCACAAAGAACGCGTTCATCATGCCGTTCATCGGTCAAGTACTCGGTTATGACGTGTTCAACCCAACCGAAGTCGTGCCGGAATTCACCGCCGACGTTGGGGTCAAAAAAGGCGAAAAGGTTGATTACGCGCTCGTGCATGACGGTCAAGTGCAGATTCTTATCGAATGCAAGAAGATCGGCGTACCGCTCAGCTTGGAGAACGCAAGCCAGCTGTACCGGTATTTCGCGGTGACGAACGCGCGCATCGGCGTTCTGACCAACGGCCAGGTATGGAATTTCTACATGGACATCGATGAGCCGAACCGCATGGACTCGAAGCCGTTCCTGGTGCTGGATCTATTGGATATCGACCCGACGATAATCCCGGCGTTGCAGAAGCTGACCAAGCCGGCGTTCGACCTTGATTCCATCGCCAGCAGTGCCGAAGAGCTCAAATACGTCGGGGCACTCAAAAGAGCCATCGGAGAGGAGTTCAAAAGCCCGTCCGATGAGTTTGTAAAGCTGCTCGCCGGCCATGTGTACGAT